GTTAAATTTTGGATAGGCAAAGTTAGACGCACATGCTACAATCTTCGCTTCGGAAACCATTCCTTTGGTTTCGAAAGCTTTTGGTACTTCCCATGTTGCTGCTCCTTTTGCAGAACAGAGCCTAGCGCAATCACTATCAGAAGCTTCAGTTGGTGTTATTCTCATGAAGTCATCAAAGATGATTACGTTTTGGCCTTCATAACCATTCCAGAATTTGTCACTCTCCGGAACGATATACATGGGGTCTGTACGATTGATTGGTTCGATGTTGTTTTGCTTCATTATCTCTTCGCAGAGTTCACGAAGCATATGGGATTTTCCGATTTGGGTTCCTTTTCCTGCTATGTAAAAACAGAAAGGATCAAATTTCACTGCTGAAACATGGGCAACTAAGCCTAGTTTATCACGCACTGATCTTAACCGTGTGAGGGCTTGAGATACTGTGCCTAATAAAGTCGACTTCTTAGTTCTAGAAAGTTTAAGAACTAGAGTTTCGCCTTGTTTAACGCAGATATTTATGATCCTTCCCGCTTTTCTATTCTTCTTGAGTCTACTCAGAATCGTCGCATCCGTTAGGATATTCACGCGAGTCATCCAGGTATCGAATGATTTATCGTCAAGATACTCAAGTATAGCGCTCGATGGTGCAATCTTGCTACACACAAAGATAACACATCGTTTACAAAATTGTAGAATTGCTTTAATGAACTCAAGTGTTCGCATATGCATTCCACCTCCAGTTGTAAACATAATGTGTATCCTATCAGTGAAGCTAGATGCTGTGCTTGTCTTAGCACCAAACATCGAACAACAAGCAGAAATTAGAACCGAAGAAAGTGAAGCAACTTCATCAATATCATCATCTATGTTAGCGGTAGGCCTTACTTTTTCAAGTAACCAATAATACGCACTCCTAAGAGCAGCAGTAACTGGGGCCAAGAATTTGATACTGATGAAACGGAAAGAGACTAGAATTTGCGCGACAGAAATGCCAAAAGTTGTCAATGTGGGATTTGCTACGACATGTGCGATTTGGGTGATCAGGGTTCCAAGTAGAACCTCTGGTCCTCCATTATCGAACATTTGTCTAAGAAAATCCTCCAAAGTAGAGGTTAATGAGGCCACATTTTTGGCAGCATCGCGTAATTCTTTGTCCAAATCCTTTGAGAAAAGACCCATGCAAGGGGTTGCACGAGTTTTTTGCAAAATCACAGGTGGATAAAAGTCGAGGGGAGGCAATTCATATCGTGAGGCTCTAATGGGGAAGCCGTTAAA